GGGGGGGGGGGGGGGGGTGAGAACATCCTAAAGCACAAGGGGACCGGCGGGGGGAGCGCAACGCGAGATGCAGCCTAAATAGAGTTTTTTGAATGACCGCGATTTCCGACCTCAAAGCTCAACTGAATATCACCGATGAAGCCGATGGCGAGTTGCTTGAGCGCTGCCTTGCATCGGCGGAAGCGTTCACCACGGCCTATATCGGCGGCGGAACACCCGTCGATTATGCCGATGCCCCCGCCGATCTACGGCAAGCAATCCTGTTGCTTGCTGCACACTGGTTTGAGAACCGGGAGGCAACCCTTATTGGCATCAACGCCACCGAACTACCGCTTGGCTTTTACGAACTCGCCAATTCGCATCGGGAATGGGTGTTCTAATGGCCGCCTATTCTCCGCAACTTAAGCGCGTCATGGCGAAAATTGAGGGCGTCCCGGATGCTATTCGCAAGGATATCGAACCGGCCTTGCGCAAATCAGGTGACGAATTGGCGGGCATGATTGCCCATCTTGCGGAGCCCTCCCGCGATAGTGGCGACCTTATCGAGAGCATTGAAGTTACCCCTCCCGGCGGAACGACCCCGGCCTATAGCCAGCCGGGCGGCTCGCATGTCGTGGGTGATCTTCAAGTTGCTGTGACGGTAGGCAACTCGGACGTGCGTTATCCGCATCTTGTGGAATACGGCACGGCCAAAGCCGATGCGCATCCCTTTTTCTGGCCAGCCGTCCGCAGCCTGCAAAAGCGCATTAACAACCGGACCAATCGCGCGATCCGCACGGCTGCAAAGAAATGGTGGGCCAGCAAATGAGCGAACCGACCCTTGCCTTGCAAACAGCGATCCGCAGCCGGTTGATTTCAACGCCAGCCGTTACGACATTGGTCCCTGCCAGCCGGATCATTGAAGGACCGACGCGGCCCGAACGCTTTCCCTCAATCATCTTTGGCAGCGGCCAAACCGTGTTTGCCGGACGCGCCTACTCGTGGCGGCATGTCTGGGCCTATCTCGATATTCACATTTGGACGCTGGAAGGCGGCACGGAAGCCGCCCGCCGGATTGCCAATGAAATTGACCGCGCACTTGTGCCGCCGCTCACGGTGCCCGGTTTCGAGCTTCTGGGCGGCAATTTCAATGTGACCGCTGCCCGGTTCTTTCGTGACCCCGACGCGCTGCATGGGCATGGCGTCATGTCCGTTCAGGCATTGCTTGGGGAGTATTTCTGATGCGCGCCGGACGCCTTGACCGCACCGTCAACTTGCAGCGGCTTACCGAAACCGTGAACGCGGCAGGCACGGTCAGCACTGTTTGGACAACTTTCGCCACCGTGCGCGCCGAACTGGTCAGCAACTCGCTGACCGAAACTGGCTATGCCTTCGGGGAAGCCGATAACGACGCCTTGAGTTTCCGTATCCGCTACCGCTCCGGGCTCACGACAACGGACAGGCTCACCTATGAGGGCCGCGTCTATAATCTTGTCGGCATCGTGGAAATTGGCCGCCGCCGTGCGCTCGAACTGCGTTGCGAGGCCGTCAAATGAGGGGCGTCAAACCGGCCAGCATTGTGAGCGGTAGCAGCCCCGTCAAAGATGTGCCGCAAGCCCCCTCCTATTTTCCGAAGGATGCGAAGGCCGAATGGAGCCGCGTTGCGCCGATCCTCATTCTTGAGCGCAAGACGCTGACCTTTGCTGACCTTGCAACGCTTGAGAACTATTGCCTTGCCGTGGGCACGATGCGGGAAGCCCGTCGCGTTCTCAACCGGGAAGGCATCGTTACTCCCGAAGGCAAGCGGCATCCCGCTTTCGGCATTATGAACGCTGCCCAGACAACGCAGCGCCTTTGTGCTGCCGAACTTGGTCTTACGCCTGTCAGCCGCTCCCGGCCTGCAATCCGTGAAGAATCCCATGACGATGACAGCGCCGACTTGGGTTTTTGACAATAGCGAGATCCCGGATCCGTTCGGCTATGGCGAGCGGGCCGTTCGGTTTCTCCGGGCATTACGGCATCCAAAAAGCACCGCTCCTAATCGCGCCTTTCAACTCGACAGGTGGCAAGAAAGGATCGTGCGCCGCATCTATGGGCCACGTCACCCGGATGGCACTCGCGTTGTTCGCACGGTTGTCTTGTTGCTCCCGCGCGGCAACCGCAAGACAACGCTTTCGGCAGCGCTGGCCTTGCTTCATACGATTGGACCGGAGCGCCTGCCCAGCGGCGAAGTGATTTCGGCGGCGGCGGACAGGAAGCAAGCCCGGCTTGGCTATGCAGAAGCCGCAGGCATTTGCCGGGCGCATCCGAAGTGCAATGGTGCGGTGCGCATCGTGGATAGCCGCAATCGCATCACCTTCAAAACCGAAGGATCATTCTATGAGGCGATTTCTGCCGACGCAGGAACGCAACACGGGCGCACCCCTGTTTTCGTTCTGGCGGATGAACTTCATGCTTGGAAAAAGCGCGACCTTTGGGACGTGCTGCGTTCGGGCTTACCCAAAACACGCGGCTCGCTTTGCGTCATCGCCACAACGGCGGGACGCGGCCAAGACAACCTTGCCTATGAGATGATTGAATATGCCCGCAAGGTTGCGCGCGGTGACATTGATGACCCTGCAACGCTTCCGATCCTCTTTGAGACCGAACCAAAAGCGGATTGGCGCGATGAAAGCGTTTGGCGGGCGGCGAATCCCGGCCTTTCCTGCAATCCGCCTTATCCTGACATAGAAGGCTTGCGCCAGCTTGCCCGCGAAGCCGCGAACCGCCCCGGTGACCGGGAAGCCTTCCGGCAATTGCACCTCAATATCTGGTTAGACCAAAGCCGCAGTCCCTTTGTCGATATGGCGGTTTACGACGCGGGGAACTTGCCCATTGCGGCGAACGACAATGATCCTTGCTGGATTGGCGTCGATATGTCCGCGACAACAGACCTGACCGCCGTTGTGGCGGCCTTCAATCGCGATGGCGACATATCGGTTTTGCCGCATTTCTTTTTGCCGGGCGATCTTTTGCGCGACCGTGCAGATAGAGACGGCGTTCCCTATCCCGTATGGGTTGATGAGGGCCACATGACCGCAACGCCGGGCAATGTGATCGACTACAGCGCGGTCACAGATTACATCCGCGACCTTTGCGCACGTTTCGACGTGAAAGAAATCAATTTCGATCCGGCCTATGCGCAGCCGGTCATGGCCCCGCTCATGGCCGATGGCTTCCCGGTTTTTACGATGCGGCAAGGCTGGGTGACGCAATCGCCTGCCCTTAACGAGCTTGAGCGCGCGATTGTCGGCAAACACTTCCGGCACAATGGGCATCCAGTCTTGCGCTGGAACTTTGCGAACGTCGCCATTCATACTGATAGCGCGGGCAACCGGACGATGCATAAGGGCAAAAGCACAGGCCGCATTGATGGCGCGGTTGCCACATGGATGGCGGTCAGCCGTGCCGTCGCAAACGACAACAATTCAATCTATGACGATGCCGAGCTTCGCCCGGCTGGCCTCATGTCTTTCTAGGAACGCAACATGGCGACTAACGACCAAATTCTTGCCGTCACCGTCGAAGCCCGCATTAACAAGCTCGAAAAGGAAATGAAGCGGGCCAGTGGCATTGTCGGCAATAACTTCAATCACATGGAGCGCCGCACGAAGCAAGCCGCCGACCGCATGGAACGCTCTTTGCGGAACTCAACAGCTAATATCAATCGCTTGCTTGGCGGCATTGGCGTGGGCATTGGCCTGAATGAAATTCGCCAGCTTGCCGAGCGATGGACCGACCTTACTTCGCGCGTGAACATCGCCGCCGGAAGTCAGGAACAGGGCGCGGAAGTCATGGAACGCATTTCACAGATTGCGCGCCGGACCTATAGCGACCTTGGTCAAACCGCCGAAACCTATATCAGCAATTCCACGGCGCTGAAGGAGCTTGGCTATTCCACGCAAGCGCAACTCGACTACACCGAAGCCCTGAATAACGCACTTGTCGTTTCTGGCGCGAAAGGTAACAAGGCGGCAAGCGTTATGAACGCGCTTTCCAAGGCAATGGCGCTGGGCCAGCTTCGCGGCGAAGAACTCAACACCGTTATTCAATCCGGCGGGCGTGTGGCGCAAGCATTGGCCGAAGGATTGGGCGTTACCACGAATGAACTTCGCACCCTGGGCCAGCAAGGCAAGCTCACGGGCGAGGTTGTGCTTAAAGCCCTGACAGGCCAGCTTGGGAAGCTGCGGGAGGAAGCCGATTCCATGCCCGCGACAATCTCCGATGCCGTTGTGCTTTTGCGGAACGCCATGACCGAATATGTCGGCAAGCTGAATGAGGCGCGTGGCATCACTTCCATCTTTTCGGATGGCATCATTCTGGCGGCGGACAATATCGAACATATCGCTAATGCCGCCGTAACCGCTGGCCTTGCAATCCTTACCGGATATGTTCCCGCAATTGCGCGCGCCACGGCGGCACAGGTTGCAATGATTGCGACCAATCCTTTTCTCTTACTCGTTTCCGCCATCGGCGCGGCAACATTTGCCCTGTCCGCCTTCGGTGACGAAATCCGTCCCATTGAAGGCGAAATGGCGAACCTTCAAGACTATGCGGGTGCGGCATGGGATGAGATTTCAAACGCCGCTATCTCTGCCGGTTCCAAGATTAGCGAAACTTTTTTGAGCGCGATCAATTGGATTGTCCGCGCCCTTGACGGCGCTGAAGTCAGTTTCTCCGATCTGGTCAACTTCGCGAAGCAAGCGGCAAACAATCTCATTGGCTCTTTCGGCCTGATTAACGATGCGATCTTGCTCACCTTTACGAAGCTCCCGGCTGCGGTGGCCGATGCCGTCTTGTCCGGCATGAACATGCTCATTGCCGGAGTGGAGCGCGGCATTAACACGGTCATTGAAGCGGTCAATGCCGCTATCGACGGCTTGAATACTATTGGCGACAAGGTGGGTCTTACGCTTGGCACCGTCGCGCCTCTCACCTTGCAGCGGATCGAAAACGCCTATGCGGGCGCTGGGGCGGCGGCTGGTGCCGCCTATGGCGAGGCGCTGCGGAAGGCGTCGCAAGATCATATCGGTAATGCGCTTGCTACATTGCGAGAAGGTGCCAATACCCGTGCAGCGGCGCGCGCCGATAGCGCCCAGCCTGAAACAAGCGGTCAAGGTGGCAACGTGCCCGCCGCCAGCGGTGCGGGATCGAGCGCAGGCAAAGGAAAAGCCGAGAAGGCTTCAGAATATGAGCGTCAAGTCACCCGTATTCAGGCGACCATCGCCGCGCTTCGCATGGAAGCGGGTGTTCGCCGTGAGGTGACAGGCTCGCTTGAGGAACAAGAGCGTGCCGTGGAACGCGCACGGATGGAACATGAACTTTTGAATGCCGCCCTTGCTTCCGGTCAACAAGACACGCCGGAGCTTCGGGCGAGTATCGCGGCATTGGCACAGACCTATTCGGAAGCTGCCTTGGAAGTGGAAGCCCTTGCACAAAGTCAGCAAGACGCCGCGCGCGCCGCAGAAACTTTTCAAGCAATGGAAAAGGACATGATGCGCGGTTTCGTCAGTGACATTGCGCAAGGCGTGACCGCGCTCGACGCACTGGGCAATGCGCTCAACCGCATTGCCGACAAGCTCACGGATATGGCGCTGGATGGCCTTTTCTCTGGCGTTCCGGGCGGCGGCATTTTCGGAGCGATTGGAGGGCTCTTGGGCTTCAAGCGCGGCGGCTATACTGGCGACCGTGGCACGTCCGAAGTGGCGGGCGTTGTGCATGGCCGCGAATTTGTCATGAACGCGCGGGCAACTGAAAAGCACCGTCCCTTGCTTGAGGCAATTAATCGGGGAGTGCCCGGCTATAGAGACGGTGGCTTTGTTTCGGGCAAACCGTCCAGCCGCATGGCAGAGGCACCGATTGGCAGCATCGCTCAATCAACTGTTATCAACGTCAATACGCCGGTCACAGTGAATGCGAATAGTGGCTCCCCCGCACAGAATGAAGATTTAGCCAAGCGAGTGGCGCAGCGGATTGAGGCGAGCCAGCGAGCTTTGATTATCTCGGAAGTTCAGAAACAAATGCGCCCCGGCAACATGCTCAACAACCGAGCAAGGTAAAGCTTGACCTTCTATTCATCGACTAATAGTCTCTATTCATCAATTAATAAGGAAGTCTTTAATGCCTACCCAAATCCTCCTGCCCGATGAAAGAGCCGAACAACTCAAACGGTTTGCAGATGCTGAAGGCCTGACCATCTCTGATGCGGTGGGTGCACTTATCCGCCTTGCTATTGAAGCGGGAAAGATTCCCGACGAGCTTCCCGGCTTCGAGGTCACGCGGCACGGCAAGTCCGTGAAAATCGACACTGGCGCTTGGACCCGGACATTGACCCGCGATCTTGCCAAGAGCTACGCCGACCAAATCCGGGCCGTGACGCGCCCGATTCTTACGCCGGGCAAAGGCAATCCCTTTATGCCAATCCCGGACCTTAGCGTTACGCGCCGGGGCGTTGGCGTAAAGCTGGTTGACCAGAAGTCCGGCACCGAGAAGACCGTCGCTCCCGGCGTTGCGGAAGACGTTGCCCGGCTTATCGACCGCGCCGCGGGAGGTCTGGAGCGTCCCCACCGCGGCGAACCGGAACGACCGGACTGAATTCAAAGGGTCTGTCGGTTTTGGTTTCCGGCCGCGGACGCCGCCCTTATCAACCTCGAGGGGCCGCTGGTCGCGGACCGTCGAAGCCG